TGTAGGTATTGACCAAGAATATTTTAACTATAAAGGTAAACAAAACCCTTCAAATATTCAAACTGCAACAAGTTCAAGTCCTTGGCCTTTCTTGTCTAAAGGTTATCACTTGGACTCAGGTGCAACTGTTGTTACAATACCTTCGGGTTATTCTACTTCAGGAACTTCAGCTGTTGAAGTGGGTAATGCGTCATTTACCTCTGAACCTACAGATTCAACAAGTCCATACTACAGATTAAACGCTAGAAAATTCACTTTGTTACCTGCAGGTGGTTTTGATGGTTGGGATATCTACAGAGAATACAGAACTAATGGTGATAACTTTATCTTAGGTGGTTCAGGATTCTTAAAGGGATACGCTCCAACATCACAATTCCCAACAGCAACAGGTTGGGGAGCGTTCAAAAAGATTACTGTTGGTAATAACTCTACTGACTTCGCGAATACCGATTATTACGCATATTTGTTAGGACAACAAACATTTGCTAACCCTGAAGCGGTAAACATTAACATATTTGTTACACCTGGAATTGATTTTGTTAACAACTCAAATCTTGTTGAGGACGCTATTGATATGATTGAAACTCAAAGAGCAGATTCTTTGTATGTTATGACTTGTCCTGATTACAATATGTTTGTACCAAACAGTACAAATTCAAGTGATTTGACTTATCCACAAGAAGCGGTAGATAATTTAGAGACAACAGGAATTGATTCTAACTATACAGCAACTTACTATCCATGGGTATTAACGAGAGATACTGTTAACAACACACAAATTTATCTTCCACCAACTGCGGAAGTTTGTAGAAACTTAGCATTGACTGATAACATCGCATTCCCTTGGTTCGCATCTGCGGGTTACACAAGAGGTATTGTTAACTCAATCAAGGCAAGAAAGAAACTTACACAAGAAGATAGAGACACTCTTTATCAAGGTCACATCAACCCAATTGCAACTTTCTCTGATGTTGGAACTGTAATTTGGGGTAATAAAACTACTCAAATCGCAGAATCTGCACTTGATAGAATTAACGTTAGAAGATTGTTGTTACAAGCTCGTAAGTTGATTTCAGCTGTGGCTGTAAGATTGTTGTTTGAACAAAACGACGATAAAGTTAGACAAGATTTCTTGGATTCAGTTAACCCAATTTTAGATTCTATTAGAAGAGATAGAGGTTTGATTGACTTTAGAGTTGTAGTTACAAACACACCTGAAGATTTGGATAGAAACCAAATGACAGGTAAGATTTACTTAAAACCAACTAAAGCATTAGAATTCATCGACATAGAATTCTTGATTACACCATCAGGAGCTTCATTCGAAAACATTTAATAAACATTCATATGGGTGGAGTTTTTATCTCCACCCATATTTATAAAAAAAGAAAAAAATGAAATTCAGTAAAAAAATATTGTTCGAAAGTATGAACGTAAAAACTAATGGTTTAAAAACTTACTCAGAAAAACCACAGTCAGTGGTAATAACAGAATCACAATTAGAAAGAATTATTCAAAAAATTCTAAAGAAAAAATGATATTAAAAGATATTATCAAAAAAAATCTTAACTCAGTTTTTGAAGGTTTGGACCCAAATAGATTACCAGACCACAAATACTATGCGTTTGATTGGGATGATAATGTTATGAATATGCCAACCAAAATAATGTTATTAGATGATACTGGTAATGAGGTTGGAATGTCAACTGATGATTTTGCGGAATACAGATTAGAAATTGGAAACAAACCATTTGTTTATGATGGGAAAACAATAGTTTCCTACGCAGAAAACCCTTTTAGATATTTTAGACAAGAAGGTGAAAAACAATTTTTAATTGACATTATGTCTGCAGGTTTTGGTCCTTCTTGGGATGATTTTGTTGAGTGTATTAATGGAGGTTCAATATTTGCAATTATTACCGCAAGAGGACACAACCCGAATATATTAAAACAAGGGGTTTACAAGTTGATTAAAAATGATGTTGGGGGAATTGACCAAGAAAAATTGATTCAGTCATTAAAAGATTTTAGAGAAATTGCTGGTGAAGATATTAAAGATGATGATACTTTGATTAGAGAATATTTGGAAATGTGTAAATTTCACCCCGTTTCTTTTGGGACAGGTTCAGAGTCTAACCCTGAAGAAGGAAAAATAAATGCTTTGAGAGATTTTATTGGGTATGTAAAAGAGTTGTCATCTCAAATTGGTGGAAAAGCGTTGTTTAAAAATGACGTGACAAATAATTTTGTTGTTCCATCAATAGGATTTTCAGATGATGATATAAGGAATATAGAAAAAGTTAAAGAATTCCTTAGCAAAGAATTTGGAAAACAAAGCCCAGTGCAAACTTATTTAACTAAATCTAGTATTAAAACAAAATATTAAATTAATATAAATAACTAATAAACTAGAACGCCTAGTAAATATATGACAAAAAAAACCAATTAGTCAATATTTATAAGAAAAATAAACAAGATAATAAAAAAAATTAAATAGAAATGGCTGACTTATTAATGAAAATGCCCGACCCGTATGAACCGAAACAGAAAAACCGATTTATTTTGACGTTTCCTTCTTCATTGGGTATCAATTCTTGGTATGTAGAATCAACTGCTCGTCCAAAAATATCAATAAAATCAACAGATATTCCGTTCTTGAATACTAAAACTTATGTTGCATCGACATTTGAGTGGAATACAATTTCGGTAGTTTTCCGTGACCCAATCGGACCATCAGCCGCTCAAGCTCTTATGGAGTGGGTACGTTTACACGCTGAATCTGTAACAGGTCGTATGGGATATGCCGCTGGTTACAAAAAAGACATTACTTTAGAAATGTTAGACCCAACAGGTGTAGCTGTTGAAAAATGGATAATGCAGGGATGTTTTATAACCGAAGCTGACTTTAAAGAGGTGGCTTATGGTGAAGGTGGAATTATGACTGCAAGTATCACTTTGAGACCTGATAGATGTATTCTTGTTTATTAAACTTTACAAAAAAATAAGTTCAGTTTATATTTAAAGCCAAGGGAGACCTTGGCTTTTTTAATTATATGGAAAACAACGAACAAAAGTACGGACAAATGAACTTTAACTTACCACACGATGTGGTACCACTACCATCACAAGGTAAATTTTATAAAAATAAAAAGAAAGCAATTAAGGTTGGTTATCTAACTGCTCAAGACGAAAATCTTTTAATGTCAAACAACCTACAAGGTTCAGACTTGATGACTCAACTTATTCGTACAAAAATTTATGAACCAGATTTAAGAATTGAAGAAATGATGCCTGGTGACATTGAAGCTATTTTGATATTTTTGAGAAATACTGCTTTTGGTACAAAATATGAAATATCGGCAATTGATACTATCACGGGTAAAAGATTTGAAGCGTCAGTTGATTTAGGTGAAATGAATATTAAACAGGTTGATATTGAACCTGATATGAGTGGATATTTTACAGTTAGTTTACCATTATCACAAGATAGTTTACAGGTTAAATTACTAACTTACGGGGAAGAAATTAACATAGATAAAGAATTAGATTCGTATCCAAACGCTATGGTAAAACCCGTAATCACAAGAAAATTACAACAACAAATAGTTTCAATTAACGGAAGTTCAGATACTGCAACAATATCTAAATATGTTTCAGAAATGCCAATATCGGATTCAAAATTTATTAGAAAGTTTTTAAAAGATATTGAGCCAAGATTAGACTTAAACAAAAAAATACAAACCCCGTCTGGAGAACTAATTGATGTGACAATCAATTTTGGGGTAGAATTTTTTCGGCCTTTCTTCACAGTATAAGAAAAATTTATTAGACGAAGTTTATTTTTTAATTAAAGACGGATTTAATTATTCCGACATTATGATTATGCCTACATACCAAAGAAAATATTTCTTAGGTAAAGTTATTCAACGTTATGATTCAATGAAAGAAGAATAAAAAAAACTTTATAGTTTCTATTTATTAGTATGATGTTACAAACCACACCAAACACAAATGCGGAAGCTCAAGGGCTTGCAACAATACTTACTGCGAATTTAAAGACAACTAAGTCAATTAAAGAACAACTAACAAGTATTAATAATTTAGCAAGTCTTGGTTCTGATGCTTTTAAAGATTTGGTGGATAACGCATCTAAATTTGACGATGGTATAATTAAGGCTAGTAGGAGTTTAGGCCAAAGTTTAGTTATGGCTAGAAGTCTTGAAGCGGACTTTGGTAAGGTATCCGAAAACATTTTAAGAATTGGCGGTGACATGGACGATGTTTACACAATTTTCAAAAATGTGAGTAGTGAAATTGGTAGAACAGTATACCTGAGTAGTCAAATGTTAACTAACGTGGCGTTACTTAGTAAAGTTGGTGTCAGCGAAGAAAGTATGAAACCATTCTTCAAACTAACGGATGCTATTGGAGGTACATATGAAGAGGCAACACAACAACAAATGAATTTAGTTAACCAAGCTAAATCGTATGGTTTAAACGTTGCACAATTTATGACTAGTGTATCGGGGCAACTAACAAATATTAACAAATATGGTTTCCCTAATGGTGTTAAAGATTTGGCGGAAATGGTTGCCAAATCAAAAATGTTGGGTGGTAATATGTCTACCGCAATGTCTTTTGCCGATAAAATTATGGGTAGTCCCGAAGTTGCAATGGACGCAGCTGCACAATTACAAACATTGGGTGGTTCATTTGCATCATTGGCGGACCCAATGGAACTTTTATATTTAGCACAAAATGACGTTAAAGGTTTAAATGATAAATTAATTGAAGCAACAAGAGGACTTGCAACATTTAATGAAGAATCAGGTCAGTTTGAAATAAGTGCATCTGAAAGATTAAGAATTAGAAAATCTGTAGAAATATTTGGTGGTGATGTAAATTCAGTAATAGAAAATGCGACCAAGTTGGCAAAACAAGAAGAAATAATTAAAAGATTAAGTTTTGCTCCTGAGTTTAGAGGTTTAGGTAAAGAACAACAAGACATATTAGCCTCATACGCACAAATAAGTAAGGGAGGTAAAGTTACTATTGAGGGTAAAGATATTACACAGTTGGGTAAGAGTGGATTAGACGCTGTGTTGGCTAAAATACAGGGTGAAAGTAGTCAATTTAAAGGAACCACCGAAGAAAACATTCAAATGATACAAAGCAATACCTCATCAATTGAACAAGTCAAAATAGCTCAAGAATTAATGAGTAAAGGAGTAACATTAGCAGCAATACAAACAGAAAATTTTGCAACAAAACTAGACGCGGCTTCTGATGTTATTGGTGGTGTTATGACTCAATTAGGCGAGATAAAAGGAGATGTTGCGAAACGAATTGTAGACGCAATGGGAATGGCGGCAAAGGCATTTGTTCTTGGTACCGCAACAGATGTATCAGGAAATAAAACAGAAACACCATTTGGAAAACTTGATGAAGCAACAAAAACAACAAGGATGACCTTACAACAAGAAAAACCGATTGAAATAAATCTTAACTCATCTTTCAAAATATCTTCAATTACAGACGCAGCAAGAGTTACAATAGAAAATATGATAGCCGAAAAAATGGCGGCAATGGGATATACAGTACAAAATACTGGTGCTGAAAAACCATATCCTGATGCAAGACCAAAATAAAAAAACGTTACCTTATCTATTTATTAGAAAAACAATATAATGGTAATAAGTCCACTATCATTTTCAGCAACAGAAAACCTTAGAAAAAAACTAATGGCGATGAATTTAAATCCTTATTTTGTTAAGGATTCTTCATCACCATTGGTAAATCCTGAAGATGTTGGAACAAAAGAAACAAATTGGGTTGAAATACCATTAAAGAACCAAGAAGATATTATAGATACTGGTATTTTACCACAAGCCAAATTGAATATTTTAAATCAATATGGACCTGAAACAGGAAGAGGACCGCAGGCAATTTTTAAAAACTTAGGTACAAAATCCAATGAAGGAGAGTTTGAATATCAAACAGGTCAAACAAATAAATTAACAGAATCTAAAACTCAACAAAAAGAATTATTAGTTTTAAATAGATTTGCACCACAACAAGGATGGACTGACTCTGCATCTGAATTTGAATCCGAGGTTATTGAACCGCAAATTAGAGATGAGTATGTTTCGGATAGTACAAAACCAAATTTATGTAGACCATCAACATATAGTGCGGCTGAACTTTATATTAAAAAAGACCCAATTGGTTCTGACGGACCGCTAAGTCAAGATTCTCTATTGGCTCAAATATCTGCAATTAGATTAAAAAGTTTATTCTTGGAATCTGTTGCGTACGAGATTCAAACTCAAACATCAGGAAGAGCAAACGCATTAATTGCAGCTAAAGACCCATACTTAGCATCAAAAATATTAACAGGTAGGTCTCCACTTATAGAACCAAACTGGCAGGTTACAGCGCCCGATTCAGCTCTTGGACAGATAGGTAATTTTGTTGCAAGAATTACAGGTGTGTATACACCATTTTCTTACATACCTGGTGATTATTTTAATACTGTACAACCAACAAGTTTTCTAAATCAAACCATTAATACTGTTGCAGGAGTTTTTGGTTTTCCAAACGTTTTACCGACAAGAAAAACATCGTCTGATATATTTTTGGCGTATACAGGTCAAGGAACAAGAAAATTGTTATTTGGTGCGTTAGCTTTAAATAAATTTGCACCTGATTATAAAGCCAATTTTATAAATAATTTAGGTATTTTTGCACCTAAAGGTAACTACTATATTGGTAGTAGAACATCAGAACCGCTAAATATTGTCTCACCTTCAGGACAAGTACCATTGGATGAATATGGTAGAGAAATTGAAACAAACGTATACGGTCCGAGTACACTTGGTAAACTATATGAAAATGAAATAGATTTTAATTTTGGTTTAAATTCTACTTCAACAACTAACGGAGGAGGACTACAAGGAGGATTTACTTGGGTATCACCAAAATACAAAGCCAACGCTGGTTTCCAAGTAGGACAAGGAGGAGACCCAAAGCAGTTCGACCAAAATTTCCAACCAATAGGTTCTCAATTCAGTACTTCAGAGTCTACAAATTTTTCACTTAAAAGAGGTTCAATATTAGATGACACCCAAAGACTAATTAATTCACAACCCACAGGTGGTAGAAAATTACAACACGTAGGTAATGCGATTGACCAAGTATCTAAGGTTTTTAACGATGGATACAAAGAAATCACTAAAGGTTCTAGAGTAATCAAATACACAGACCAAAACGGTGTTTTTGTTGGTTCTGAATATGGTAGAGTTTTTGCTAAAGATATACCATATTATGCAAATCCAAAACTTGTAAAAACAGACGGAAACATTAGAAAAAATCCTGATTCTATTTTTGATAAAACATATAATCTTAATATGTTCCCAACAACAGGACCCGATTCGACATCAATTGTTGATGGTAGAGTTAAAAAATATATGTTGTCAATTGAAAACTTAGCTTGGAGGACTTCTCGTAGACCAGGGTTAACATATGCCGATTTACCTGAAAGTGAAAAAGGTCCAAATGGAGGTAGAATAATGTGGTTCCCACCATACGCACTTTCATTTGATGATAAATCAACTGTTAATTGGGACCCAAATACATTCTTAGGTAGACCTGAAGAAATATACACATATAAAAGTACATCAAGAGCTGGCTCGTTAAATTTCAAAATGATTGTTGACCACCCATCGGTAATGAACATGGTAGTAAACCAAGTACTGTCAAACGCTAATTCAAGTGAGTTAGCGGATAAAGTATTGGAATCATTTTTTGCGGGACTAACAAAATTTGATGTATATGAGTTGGCAAAAAAATATCCAAACTTTAACCCCGCACAAATTCAGGAATTACAAGACCTAATTAATAACTCTTCAAATCCTGAAAAAATTAAAGACGCAGTAAACTCTAATTTAAATAGAGGTGGAGACGGAGCTGGTGGTTCTATGACATCAAACTCTTCAGTTGGTATTCAAGATTACAAACCAAAATTAACAGGTTATATTGGTAAATCACAATTTTATTTTGACTACAACCAAAGTGGTGGAAACTCATATAACGATTCTTTAAATGCATATGAAAACGCAAATCAGTTTTCAACCATCATAGATACCCAAAGAAGTGAGATTGAAGCTTCGGTTAATATTTTACAAAACTTAGGTAATGAGATAAAAAATATACTATCAACAAATGCTAACGTAACAATAAACTTGGTATTAAAGGCAAATAGTTCTTCTAATGAGGCGTCGTCAATTAAAGAATCAAGAAACACATGTATAGAACAAACAATTTTAAGAATTGTTGGTAGTAACCCAAATTTTTCAATAACAAAAACAACAGGTGCTGATGACGATGTTATATCACCACAAACAGAAAAATGTAACACACCAACAACAACACCATATGATGTCGTACCAGTTGCTTGTAGAAGAGTTGTTATTCAAGACATTAAAGAGACACCTTTACCTAATATTACAAACCCTAACGGGGGTACAGTTGTAAGTCCTGCAACTGTAGTATCAAATGTTGGTACACAAACAAGACTTGCATCTCAACTAAACCGAGCAGCAACAAATTCAGCATCAAATTTAGGTGGGGAAACAATATCTAAAAAAGTTTTAAGAGGTTTATTAAACGAATCAAACTATTTCCAATTTGTTAAAGAAAGTAATCCTTTTGTTTATGATTCATTAAGAGAAAAATTAAAGTTTTTCCATCCAGCGTTTCACTCCTCAACACCTGAGGGATTAAACTCAAGAATGACATTCTTATTACAATGCACAAGACCTGGTGATACAATCCCAACAAAACAAGCCGACGGAACTTTAATTGATAAAGACGCCAGAAATACTTCATTTGGAGCACCTCCTGTTTGTGTAATAAGAATAGGTGACATATACCATACAAAGGCAATTGTTGAAAGTGTTAGTTTTGGTTACGGTGGTGCCGAAGCTATGACATACGATTTAAACCCTGAAGGTATTGGAGTTCAACCAATGATTGTTGATGTTACAATATCATTTAAATTCATTGGTGGACAAAGTCTTAAAGGACCTATTGATGAATTACAAAACGCATTGTCATTTAACTTTTTCGCTAATACTGAAATGTACGATGAAAGAGCAACAGTTTTGGATACATCGGCATATGATAAAGAGTTTATCGAACAAACCGAACCAACAGGTGATACTGCAAGGAATACGAATACCGATTTAATTAATGAGGCGGGTGAATTTATTGGTAAATTAGAAGGTGAATTACAAGTAAGTGGAACTACAGGACAGACAAACTATCAAGTGGTGGTAGAAAGTCTGATTGATAGTTTTGAAGAATTGTTTGATGGTACTTATGATAAGTTAAAACAAATAAACGATAATTACAATTGGGTTGTTTTACAAATTTATAATTCACAAAGACAATACTCAACTGGAAAATTAAACGGTGAAGACAAAACTATTTTTGGAAAATCTCAAAACTATCAAACAAATTTAGAACGAGTATTCACTGATTTGTTAAGTGATATTGATAATGAAACTTTAAGTTTATTTAATGCTACAAAAGTTATTTTTGAAAAAGAAGAAGAAACCGTATTTAAGAACGTTTTTAAAACACAATTAAAAAATTTGGTTGAAAATAAAAAAGCAACATTTTTTAATGAGTTAGATACAATTACAAGTCAACTTAGTGAGGTACAATTAAAATACACCAGAGTTATAGATAAATTAAATTTCCTAAGTAACCAAGCGGATGGAAGGTATTCTTATTAATGATTTAATAAGTAGCGGAATAATAGAAGACCAAGGTGAAAACTACGACTTTTCAAATATAAATGCATTCTATTACAAGGGTGGCGACGCAACTGATTTAGCGGATAAAAGATTTGTAACAGTATTTGGTCAAGATTTACACAACAATTATAAAGAATTAGAAACAAAAATTATTGGAGAGTTAACACAAAAACCATATAAGGAAAGGATTGAAAATAATATGAAAACTTCTTATGGTGATTTTATTAACGACATTTTTAAACAAGCGAACGCCGCGTTTAAAAAATCAAAAGACTCTCATTCAAAAGCAAGTAAAACACTACCAGATAATTGGAACTCACTTAGAAAACAAAGTAGAGAGTCGGGTATACTAATACAAACTAATCCAACTTCAGAAGTGCTACAAGAATTTCAACAACTTTATTCTGGTGTAAACATTGATGATAATACATTTAATAGTAAATTTACATTCTAATGGACTACTACAATAGATACGAACAATTTTTAGTTGATGGGCAACAAACCGTTGTACCATATGTGACTTTACCAAGAAAGGCAACAGATATTAAGTATATCTATAGAGCAGGAATTAGTAGGACAGATAAGATTAGTCAACAATATTATAACTCAGCTTATTTTGGTTGGTTAATATTGGCGGCAAATCCTGAATACGGAGGATTAGAATGGAGTATACCTGACAATTCAATTTTGATTGTTCCCTACCCACTAAACGCATCGTTACAGGATTATAATAACGCAATAAAGACAAGATTCTATTACTATGGCAGATAATTTTGGTGGTGGTGAAAATATTTTTTATACTGATGATGCTAACATTGTTTTGATTGACCCAAACTCTGCGAAAGACCGTTCAGGTAAAAGAGTTAATAGGAATATAAAACAAGAAGACCTTGTCATGTATGCTAACTTGGAAGTAGAATCAGTTCCAAGAACTAAATTAGCTGTCGGACAAAGTGTTGAAAGCGGTGTTAGTAACTTTACAATCGCTTCAATTAATTTTTTAAAACCACAAGGTAAAAACGCTTTTGATACTAGTTATACCGACCAATTAACAGGTAGGGTATCAGGACAAGGTAGAATTAATCAAATATCTTTCGATAGTAATTCAAACCCACAACAAAAAAATTATGTTGATACTCAATTACTTGGTATAAAGGCAATATCAGTAGACATCTTATCTAACGGAATACCAACAGTTAGTATGCAATTAACTGATGTACAAGGTAGAGCATTGTTCGAAACAGGTGGTAACTCACCATATTCGGTGTTCCTATATTATCCATACCCATTATTTAAATTAACACTTAAAGGATTTTACGGTAAAGCAATTCAATACGAACTGATGCTAAAAAGTTTTAATACTTCATTTGACCAAGCGTCAGGTAATTACAATATTGACTTACAATTTATTGCAAGAACAAGTGCAATTTTGGATGATGTTAGATTGGGTTATTTATTTGCGTTACCTAACATGTATCCAATTTATAAGATACCTGTAACAACAAACGACAATACTACACAACAAGCATCTGCTAGTTTACAACAAACAGGCACGGATGTTTCAACAAAAACTAAGATTGATTTAACATCAAAAGGATATAGTAAACTATCTCAAGTTTTTGAAGAATATAGAACCAAGGGATTGATTGACAAACAAGTACCAACATTAACCTTGGACGCAATGACTCAAAAACTAAAAAAGTATACTCAATTTTTAAATCAACAGTATGAGCAGTTAGATTTTACAAATGTAGTTGCATTAGAAAAATATAGTGAATCAGTTGCGAGATATTCTACAGACATTGAAAAGTGGAAGTCTGAGTTTATTTCAGAAACAAATGTTATTGCTTTAGAGGGTGGTACAAGACTTTATGGGTTAAAAGGTATTAAAGCAATTACAAATACAGGTGACCAAACAAGTATCGCATCCAACACTGGAATAACCAAAACAGCAAATACTGGACTAACCAAAACAATCACAATTAATAAAGAAGAAATAACTTCAGTACCTGTTTGGGGTAAAAACTTACCAACACCAAAAAAGTTTTTTGAACAAATACAATTCACTAAAAAATTTACATCTGATGATATTAATTTTCTTGAAACTTATTTTTTAAGAACGGGGAATAGAGTTACACGACCTAAAACTGATGAAGATTTCAAAAACTTTAAAGATACTTTAATTAAAGAATTATATGCTTTCGGTACATTTGTTGACGATAAAAACGCAACATCTGAAGGTACAGATGAGCCATCACCATATTATTATACAACAAATTTGTTTGAAAAGAATGTTGCGGATTTAAATCAATTGATTGCGAAAACAAATCAACAAGAAAATGAAAAATTAAACGAAGAATTTCAAAATAGAATTAAGGTTAATGGGTTATCAAGTGATTTAACATTTAGACCCACAATTAGAAATGTTGTTGGTGTAATTATGGCATCGGTAGATGCGTTTTACAGGACAATGGACGATGTTCATGATTTAGCTTGGAGAGAAAGAAACAATAAAGACAGAATTAATTCAATAATCAAAACCAATACACCATCACAAGATGGTAAAAGCTCAGTACCAACCGCTGGTAAAAACATAACAGACGTAATATATCCTTGGCCTCAATTTGTTCAAAAGAAAGATGTTGCGGGTACTACAGAATACCAACTTAGTTATCCTGGTAGTAGGTCTGTTGTTGGATTTACTAAAGGTTATGATACAAGAATTTGGCCTGAAGTAGATTTTGTTGAACAATTTTTATACGCACTTACAGTTAAAGAAACTGAGTTTAATTCTACAACTCACAATACAACTGACATTACTTTAAACTACACCCCGTCTTCGGCAATTGAATTTAAATTTGTTGATGACATTTATAAAAGTACACCAAACGCTGCTGCAACAACGGGGGGTGACGGAACAACAGGAACTACAATATTTGAATTTGTCTATGAAATGTATGAAAGATTACTTTTGAATACTTTTTATTCAGGAATGTACTTTAACGATATTGATAAAGATTCTTGGACAACAATAGATTTAACCTTTGCGGGTTCAAACTTAGAAGTTAATAACATCATTAATTCTTACCTACCAAATGGGGATTTAAAAAGTATTTTAAAAACTGAAGTAAACACAAAACCGTTATATGATTATTTAAAATCAACCGCGGGACCAAATGAAGAAGGACCAAAGTGGAGGAATTTTTTAGAACAAAACTACAACACTAGTTATATCAACGAACATATAAATAATAGTACGGAATTATTATCAGAAAACGCCTACGGTAAATTTAGTAGAATACCAACAAAGTTAGAGTCACTTGATAAAATAACAAGTTATTTAAATGATAATTCGAGCACACGAATAACTCTTTTTGACACGTACCCATTTTCAATTAGTACATTTAGAGATAAAATGGAAGACAGTAATGCGACTACAACAAGAGGACTTTACCAAACAATATCAACATACACATTAGACCAAGGTAACTTATTTATAACAAACCAAAAAAATACAATTCAACCCTTCACAAAAAGTAGCTCAACGGTTATAGGATTTACAGGTGATGTGAACAAATCCACAGTTAATGATTTTTACAATAGAAGATTCGCAAAAGGAAGTGAAAGGATGTTGACCGAAGGAAGAATATATGGTGATGACACAAATATAAATGCCAACACAACAACATCTATGTTGAACACACCTTATTTTATGAACGCTTTATTAATGGAAGGTGATAATACAACATACGAAAGGTCAGCATATCTTTTCTTAAATTCACTACCATTATCTACTTTATATGAAAAATACCTAAACACAACATCATCAAAAAAAGAAGATTATATTTTTTCATCATTTAGTAAATTTTCTGCAGTGCACTCAAATAATAACTGATAATGCAACAAATAAAACACCATACTCAATAACACCAATAGGTGGTGGTAGTATTAACACGGGATTCTATCCTGGTCTATACAATTCGGTTTATAAAATAATAACAGGAACCGATTTGTTTAATAATAATGTTGATAGTAAACCAGATATTTTTTGGGGCGAAAATTTGAAAGTTATAACAAATTTTAATGTTGTTACAAACAACAGTCTTTTTGGACCATTAGTTCCGTATCATTCTTATTTTAATATTACCGCACCATATGGTAAAGTCTTTGGTTCCGAAGAAGTTGGTAAATCATTGTTATTCCCATCGGCAGGATACTTACCATTTTTACAGTCATATATTGTTAATAAATCATCAGGTGATGTTAATTACGATTTTGTCAATTCGCCACAAATGTTTAATGGTTCCGCAAGAGCTTTTTGGTCGGCACCAAATTTTGGATGGTTTGATAATTCTATAATACAGAAACCAAATTATGATGAATATTTAAAATTTATAGATAATAATACAGATAATCAATCTGAGTTTGGATTGTATAGTACAAATAGGACCAATAATAATCCATATGCTAAAATTGAAGATTTGTTTGGTGTGTTCACAAAAGAACAATTAGATTTATTTGAACAAGAATTTATTGGATTTAGTACAAGGGGCGGTGTTTCACAATTATTCATTGAGTCCGATACTGCAGAAACAGGATACTCCAACTTCCAACAAATTCTTAAAAAGATGTTGTTAGTTACGCCACCTTCAGAAAAAAACCCTGAGGGATTTGCTAGTTCACAAGTAA